GTGCTTGGATTAGTCCAATCTATAATCAAGCAAAAAAGGTATTCCAAGAACTATCAGATGCCTCTAATTCAATAATACAACAAAGTAATAAAGCAGAACTAACAATTAAATTTATTAATGGTTCTACATTACAATTCCTATCAAGTGAAAGAGCAGATAGCGTTAGGGGATTTTCATTTAATTATATGGTTGTAGACGAAGCAGCTTATGTTAATGAACGAGGATTTGAAACAGCAATATTACCTACGTTAACAGCTATAGGTAAGAAATGTTTAATTATATCTACACCTAAATCTAAAAATTGGTTTTATAAGTATTACCTTAAGGGTATCAACGATAATATTGAATACATTTCATTTCGTGGTAAATCAACGGATAACCCATATATAGACCAATCATTTATAGCTGAACAACGTTTAAGTTTACCTGATGACATTTTTAAACAAGAATATTTAGCTGAATTTACTGATGCGAGTAGTGAGGTATTTAGAGGAATAGATAATGTATGTACAGTACCTAATTATAGTAATGGAGATAGAGTACAACGATGTTTTATAGGTATAGATACAGGTTTATCTAATGATTATTCAGTGTTAACAATTATGAACGAGGCAGGTAGAGTTATGTTCATGGATAGAATTAAAGGTGAAAACATAAATACTATAGCAAATAAATTTATTGGTATAATGTCTAGATTTAACATACATGGAGGTTATATAGAAACAAATGGTATAGGTAGAGCAATGTATGATTTAATAATGCCTAAACAACGTAAAGTTAAAGGATTTACTACTACACAAGATAGTAAAACACAGATAGTAAGAACATTAATTGAAGATATAGAAGCTACTAACGTTGAATTACCAGGTAAAGAATTAGAACCTGAATGTTATAAAGAATTATCATTGTATACTTACAAATTAAATACAAATGGTAAATTATCATTTACACATCCACAAGGCATACATGATGATATAGTTGATTCAATTATGCTAGCAAATAAGGCACGTAATGAAATACAGACAAATAAAATTTATATAGGACGTTCACCACAACAATACAAACCAACATTTGGAGTTAGATAACATATCTCCTTTTTTTAAATAAAATATTTATCGTCATATGAAGAAAAAATACAGCATAGAAATACCAGAATATATCTCGATTGAAAAATATCAAGAATTAACTAATCTGGAACATTTATCTGACATAGGCAAAATGGTAAGAACAATTAATGTTTTTACTGACATACCTGAAGATGAAATTAAAACATGGGCAATAAGTGATATGGGTAAGGTTGCAGGTGATTTTAGTAATAAACTAGACATCAAATCTCAATTTTATCCTATTATAAAACTTAATGATGTAGATTATGGTTATACAGATATATCTACTATGTCATTAGGTGAATTCATTGATTTAGAATCATTATGTAAAAAACCACAAATTAACCTGCATGAGATAATGGCGGTATTATATCGACCTATTAAAACACATAGGTTTGACAAGTTAGTTTGGAAGGCACAACATAATGTTCAGTTAATGCAAAAGAAAACTGACAACGTATTTAAATGGTATACTGTAGAAGAGTATAACAATGATAATAGAACAGCAGATAGTGATGTAATGAAACAATTACCTACAGGGTTTGCATTAGGAGCATTAAGTTTTTTTTTAGGAACCGCCTCGCTTTACTCAATAAATTCGATCAACTCTTCAAACACAGTGGGGAAGAAAGAGATGGAGGAAGTGAAAAAGAAGACGACGAATCAACTAATGGAAGCTTTAGCAGCCACTGGGGATGGTTTAGCACATTATATTCGCTCTCCAAAACAGGCATTCTCAATATCGCAGGAGAAACTAGTATCACTAAATTAAACATAAATTTTGTTTTAAACTATTTGGCGATAGAAAAGGATTATAATGAGATAGAACGTCAAATACAGAAACAAGCAATGAATAAAAGTAAAAACAGAGTAAGACTAAAATAATAAATTATGGCATGTAATTGTAAAAAAGCAGATAGACGAGACGTATGGAAAAGACATATGGCTGGAATTGATGCAAATAGAATAGCAGCACAATTAATGGTTCAGTTATCATTAGTTAAAGACTGTATTGCAGCAGGAGATCCTGACATAGCAAAACCAATTAAAAAATCTAAAATAAAAGAGTAATGACATCATTAGAAAACGTAGTACAAACATTTAGAGATGCTGCTGATAAGCATGAGTATGTAAATTCATTTGCCTTCGGTAGTTTAGATTATTTAGATTCATCATCACAAAATATAAAGTATCCTTATGTTTTCTTAAGACCATTACAATCACCAGGATATTCTCAGGACACACGATTAAGAATATTATCATTCGAATTGTATGCTTTAGATGTACCTAAATTAAGTAATCAATCACCTGAGGCAGTAATGTCTAAAATGGAACAAGTATTATATGACTTTGGAGGTTATATGAACTGGGGTCCACCAAGTGATAATCAATCAAAAGGTGTATCTTATGATATACAATCAATTACACCTACATTAGAGGCATTTATGGATAGAGTATATGGTTTTGTAGGTACAATACAATATCAAGAATCAGGTATTTATGATTACTGTAATTTCCCTAAGGTATAAATGAAATTTAAAAACTTAGATATAACACTAGAACAATTTGGAGAAAAAGTTGTTGAAGACATGCAAAACCAATTATTTGAGAATAATTCGGTTGGTACAGGTGATTTAGCTAGGTCGATAATTTCAGAGGTTAAACCATTACCCAATAATCAAGGTGAACAATTACAAGTATCATTATTATGGTATGGTAAATTATTAGAAGATGGAGGACCAGAACGTAGAGCAGGTAGAATGCCTCCTATTCGTCCTATTGAAGGATGGATTAAACGTAAAAAAATACCAGTACCACCAGCATTTAAATCACCAGAGAATTTTGCTTGGGCGATAGCTAAAAGTATTGCTAAAAGAGGACCATCACAACAATTTGGTGGTTATCCTAAAAAACCATTTATAATGAATTCAATTGAAAATGCAGCTGCAAATTTTGGTACAGCAGAAATAACAAAAGCATTAGAAAAAGATATAATAATTAATTTAAATGATGTTGTAGAAGCATCAGGAGCAACAGTAACATAGATTATGGCATTATCAATTGTATCATCACCTTATAAAGTAAACGCAACAACAAATAACTTACCTATTGTTGTAACAAGTCCATCTATGAGTATGGCACAATATAGGTTAGTAACAGAAATATACATTCCTCAAAGAGGATCAGCTCCGGTAACTACCGTGAAAACATTTCCAAGCGCATCAGTTGCTATGGTTGATATAGCACGCGTGTGTTCACAGTATTTAACATATGATAACGCGATGGAAGCTACGGGTAGTCAATACAGTAATACTAATGCTGCTTATTTTAAAGTAGTAATGGGTGAAGAATATTCTGACTCACCAAGTGGTAGTATAATAGAATATAATGGTTTAGGACAGACAGGTAGTGCAGCATTTACTTGCTCATTTAGTGGTTCAAGTGATAGTATTTTATTACAACCTGCAGTTAATGAGTATACAAATTTAACTTATGATTGGCCTGAAAATCAATGGAGTGAAGACGCACCAGCAGGTAATCCTATATTAACAAATAATCCAGCATATCAAACATCAAGTTTCTGGACTAATGGAAATTGGGATAATTTAACAGGAGAAGCATTTGGTTACGACTATGAAACAATATCAATGATACAAGATGGTAGTATAAATGGTATTCAATTTGTAGAGGTAAAAATATACGATCAAACAGGATTTTTAAGATATAGTAATATAAATGATTTTATGTCAGGTGGTCAATTTAGTCCAGATGGACCTTTAGTTCATTTAGGAATAGGACCTCAAAACCTAGCAAAAGCAGATCTACCTAATGCTTTACCTTACTTATCAGCATCATATTATATTGATGATACTGGTGATTGGAGTAGAATAACATATGAAATAGAAGGTGCAGCAAATAATTACAATATAGGATATACAAAACAAGAATGTTCATTTTATGATCAAACAATAGATAGTTCAAATCCTCAATTTGCACAAGATTTTATAAAGGGTAGAACACGATTTGCATTTATAAACAAATTAGGTGTTATGGATTATTATAATGTAGTAAATCCAGTAAAGAAAACAGCTAAAATAAAACGTAAAAATTACGTGAAACCACAATTGCCATGGCAGAATGTGAATACAACTAGTGGCGCGGTATTTAACAGTAATTCACGTGGTAAAGACGATTATTATACTACATACATAGATGATTTCTCAGTAACAACTGATTATATGGATACAGCTACAAGTGATTGGTTAAGTGAATTAATTGAATCACCATCTGTATTTATTCAAAATGAAGCAATTGTAAACTTAGATGCTACGGCACCAGATTTTTATACGGAAAGACAAGCTATACCAAACGGATTTGCTCCTATAAACATTAAAAACGCTTCATATACTTGGAAAACAAATAAATTTAGTCAAAAATTATTTCAATACGATTTGAAATGGGAAATGTCTAACATAAACATAGGAAGGTAATGGCATTAACTATACAACAAGAACCTACACAAATGAATACCGCATATACAAAATTAATGTATAGCGTTATTTCAACTAATGTAAATCAACCACAATTTAAATATTTGTGTGATGTAAAAGATCATAATGGTAATTTAATATCTAGATTAAGACAAGGTCAGAACTCAACAAATGGTGCTATATTCAATGTAGCAATACCTTGTAGAGCAAAATTATTAGAGGATAATACATTTTATTTAACTGATCCTACAGCATCAATAGGTCAAGATTCACCGGATATTATTAATTCATATAAACAATTTAAAGTAGCATTTGGTTGTGAATATGGTACTTCACCATCATCAAGTGTAATAGTATACGATGGTAAAGGAGGTGTAGGTGCACCTGCAGTATCAGGTTCAGATTTAGTATTAAATAGAGCAGTATGGGAACCATGGAATGAGAATCAATTTTTATCTTCATCAACAGCACCTATATATGCTAATTCAGGAACAGGTAGTGTAAATTTCTTTGTATACGAAGCATCAGGTTCAGATTATGTAGATGTTA